GAGTAGGGAATCAGGTTTTCGGGGCGTTGAAAACCAATGGAGCCATAAGCACCAGCAGAATAGGTGCCGTCGTTGGCGTCAACGGTGTAGTGGGCAGTAAACACAAAGCCGTCATCGGTTTCGCGTTCAAGGGTGTTGATACCCCACGTAAAAGTGGTGGTCATGATGAAGAACCGGACTGGTACAGAGTAGGCGGGTTGCAGCCAGTTGGGAAGGGTCGGCTGTCCACCCTAGTGAGTAGGACTACAAGGCTTAGCAAGCCATCAGCACGCAGGGCACGCAGTAACTGCCATCGTCATAGGTGCAGGTGACGTGCGTTGAGGTGACCTTGGCGATGGTCTTGCTGCGAACGATGTCATCGCCCTGTGGCTTGGCTGTGCCATCACCAGCAGACATCAGTAGGTCGCCACGCTGTACGGTGACACCTTCGGCAATGCGGATGATGAAGTCACCCGTCATCGCGCAGTAGAAATCGTCGGTGTAGGTGTCGTCATCGTCGTCCCAGGCTTGGAACACGCCAGACACGTTCTTGTCACCTTCAACGTCACTCACCTTCATGCGGTTGAGCTGTTCGTTGTCCTCGTCGCCCCAGCCGCACATCTCGTCGATGTTGCTTAGGACGGTGCCGCGCAGAATTTCAGTGCGTTCAACGCCACCGGGGAGCTGTGACCAGCGGGAAAGGTGAGCACCGTTATAGCTGACAGTAGAGCCTGATACAGAAATGGTGCCCTCAAGAATGGTGTCTTGATAAAAATGAAATAGGTCGCCATCGCTATTTAGTCTGTTTGCAAGAAAAGATATGTCGGAAGATCGAACGGCTGTAACTGCGCCAGCGGCTTCAAGTGCTACGCCAACGGCACTTCCAGAGGTAGATGTTTTTGCAATAAGCACATTACCACTATTTGTAATTCTCATCCGCTCCGTCGGGCTGCTCGCTCCGTCGGCGGTGGTTGAGAACACTAGTCTGCCACCAGAAGTACCCGCTGATTCTTGAAGCGATTCGATCTGTGCTGTTCGCCTGCCAGTAGCACCACCGTTTGTATGAAACAGGATTCCATACCCAGCATTTGATGAGTCAGCATTGTCATACAGGCTTAAGTACCCATTTTGTATTTGTATCTTTGCGTCGGACTGAACGCTTGTAGACGTGCCAACTAACAGCCTGCCGGAGCTGTCGATGCGGGCGCGTTCGGAGCCATTAGTAAGCAGCGTGATGTTGCCAGCCTGTGCTTGAGCAATCTCAAGAATACCGCTAGAACGTTGTCCGATATATGCATCAAAGGATCCTGATTCGTAGCGAGTAAATGCAGCGCTAGAGTCGGCAATGTGTAGCTTTTGACTAGCTGAAGTAGTGCCAATCCCTACCAATCCTCCCGAGGTAATACGCAGTCTTTCAGTAAGTGTTTGACCAGCACTACTAGTTGGCCTTGTGTAGAACGCAAGGTCGCCTTGTTGTTCGGTGCCTGGTGCGTTAGTTAGCAAACCTTTAATTTGCGCCATCGGAGTGTATGACGCATTGGTGCCACTAGTGCCAAAAGCAATAGCTCCGCCATGATTGCCGGAGTTAGTGCCTTCGTAAACGTAAAGGCTTCCGTTGATTTGTGCGACCGTTCCTGTGCCTTGACCTGCGCCTGACCCAAAGACAGAAGTCCCCAGACCTAAGCGGCCACTGGAGTCCAGCCTAAGTCGCTCGCTGTTGCCAGTAAAAAATGTGATGGTGCTGTTGCCAGTATTATCTTCACCTACGATCCTCGTGTTCACATTTCCAAACCCGTAACCACATCCGGTTTTAACGGTAACAGCACCCCCTGGAGTTCCAGATGGAGTTACTTGAAGTGTTGGACCAGAAGCTCCGTATCCAAGTGAATTAGCACCACCAAGGCCAGCATTCCCACTCGCATCAACAAACAACCGCCCAGTGCCATTAGTCGAGATGGCTACTTGGTCTGCGCCAGGCGAATAAATACCAGTGTTTGTATCGCCGGTAAATGTAATGCTTGGTGTTGCAGCCGCACCAGCAGATGCGCTAATGATGCTGTCAAATGTTGCGGTGCTGGTTACATCCAGCGTGCCAGGGACATCAACATTGCTGGTCCACTCAACGCCAGTACCAGCAGCATCAGTCTGCAGCAGCTGGCGAGCAGAACCATCAGCCAACTTTGAAACAGCAATCTCAGCGCTTGCCGAAATGTCGCCATCCACAATCGTGGAATCGGCAATCATCGTGCTGGTGACGCTGCCGGTATCGCCAGTGGTGACGACAGTGCCAGTTACGTCAGGCAGCGTGATTGTCTTATCCGAAGCAACCGACGCTGGTGCCTGCAGCGCAATGAAATTGGTGCCGTTGGCGGTAGTCTCGCGGAAACGGACCTGTTGCTGGTTATCCATCACCAGCGCACCAGTCATCGTGTCGCCGCTGGCGTTGACGAACTCGCCGGCTTCACTGCGCCATGCCGAGCCGTCCCAAATTTTTAGTACGTAATTGCCGCCAGTTGTATCCAGCCACTGTTCGCCAACGGTGTTGCCGCTTTGACCGCCACTGGCAGGCGTAGCGTTTGGCGCAGTCGTACCAATGTGGACGGGGCCAACCTTTACAAGGGCGCCAGCACTGTCTTTGAAAAATAGACCGGTGCTTGTGGCGTTCGTGTTAATCGCCAGTTGCCCGTCGGACATTGCGCCAGGAGTTGGGCGCTTATCTGCAGTGCCGCTACGAAGGTGCTGAAGGGCCATTCCTTAACGCCCGCAGGCCGGAAATTACCTTCTAACTGTAACGACTCTCCTTAATACGTCCCGTCGTTTAAGTCGCTAGTCAAAGCCACCGTGCCAGTGCTATTCGGCAGGGTGATTGTCCGGTCAGCCGTGGGATCGGTAACGGTCAGCGTGGTTTCGTAATCGTTGGCGGTAAGACCTTCAAAAATGATCGTGGTGCCGGTACCCATCGCTAGGTTGCCGGTCATGGTGTCGCCGGCTTTAGCGATTTTCTCGTTATCTACTTCGGCAATGGCGCCCTGAACGTTTGTACTGGCGATGTTGCCGGTAGGCGTAAAGCCGACGTTCGATGCGATCTGAGCAACAATCGTTTCTGACGTTTCGATCAGGACATAGCTAGTGCCGTTCGACAACAGAATGTCGGGTGGTTCCAGTGCAACAGCCGGTGCGGGTGCCGTGCCGGTTCCGCTTTGGCTAACAACGACGTAATAACGATTGTTGTTTGTGGCTGCCGCAGGAAGAGCTGCACCAGATGTAAAACCTGCCGCCGTACCCTCAGCCGTTACGGAATCCAGCAGGTTGGTGTTTGCGTCATAAGTACCAGCGAGAATAATTTCACCGGCGCTAATACCGACAGGCTGGTAAACGTTTCCGTCCCACAGGAACAGATCACGAGTTAGCGGGTTAAAGAAAAACTGACCAATGTGCTCAGCTGTTGGCTGTGATTCACCGAACAACGAAACAGCGTAATCAGCGACTTTTGCGCCAGTAATCGCGTTGTTGGCGATGCGTGCGGTGGCAAATTCACCGCTTGTGATCTTGCTGGCGTCAAGGTTTGGGATATCAGCGGCTTCAATTGCTGCGCCAGTTGTGACGTGACCTTGGGCGTCAATCGTCACCTTGGAATAGGTGCCGGCAGTTGCGCTATTGCTGTGGTTCAGCGTGCCACTGCTAACCGCAAGACCTGTGCCAGGTTGGATGATGCCTTTGGTGCTGCCAGTGGCATCCGGCAAATCTCCGGGAACCAGTGCGCGGAAGGCAGGTGTTGTAGATGCACCGCTTGTAGGACCAGCCCAAACCGTGTTGGCGGACTGGGTGTTAAGCGTTACGTCAACAGCAGCAGTGAAATTATCTGGATAGGTAACAGCAAAGGCGAGTGGAGTTGACTCCGTGATCGTGATCTCGTTCAGCGCAGATTGCCGCTGCCAAGTGCTACCGGTCCAGGCGTATCCGTAACCAGTTGCGGTGTTCAGCCACTGCTGGCCAGTAAATGCACCAGAGCCGCTTGGGGTGACGTTGCTGACAATGGTGGCGCTGTCGTCCGCAAGTTTGCCGGCAGTTACAGCGTCATCAACGATCTTGGCTGTAGTTACAGCGTTACTGGCCAGCTTTGCCTCAGTTACAGCAGCGCTAGCGATGGTTGCCGCAAATGAGCCAGTGCCCGAGCCGGTAACGTCGCCGGTCAGTGTGATCGTCTGGTCGCCGGTGTTGGTGCCGGAGCTGGTGCCGCTGTGCGTGCCAGAGAAGGTGCCGGACTGTGTAGCGAGAGTTCCCAGTCCCAGCGTGGCGCGTTGGGCGGTGGCGTCGGCGTCGTCAAGCAGTGCCCGACCCGCTGCAGTACAAGTAATTTCTTCAACGTCGCCGGATCCTGCGCTGCTGCGTCCCAGCAGTTTGTCCGTAGCAGAAACGTCTTGGATCTTGGCGTAAGTGACTGCACCGTTTGCCAGTGCTGCCGTGCCAAGGCTGTCGCATTTTGCAGTTGTAACTGCACCGTCAAGAATTTTGGCGGTCGTTACAGCGTCATTGGCAATGGTCGCGTTGACGTTTGCGAAGGCGCCACCGCTAAAAACTTGGAGTACCCCAGTGCTGCTGTTGAAGTAGCCGCGACCTTCAAAGTTGTCGGAGCTGGGGGCAGTGGTATCAACCGCAATGCTGGAATCAGCCGCAAGCTTGGCAGCAGTGACAGCGCCGGTGGCCAGTGCGGTAGCACCGATCTTGGTGGTGCTGGACTGATCCAGCTTCGACAGATCAATGCTGCTGGCATCTACAAGGTCAAGGCCGGCATCAACAAGATCCTTGACCGTGATCTTTTTGGTCTGGCTGGCTGATACGTCAGCAACAGGCAATACGTCGGTGGCCGCCGCAGACGCAGCCGGTAGGGCAGGTAACTGCGTAATGCGTTGGTCGGACAAGGTAAAGCCTCCGGTGCCTGCGGCCGTAAAATCAGTTTAGTCAGTAGCTTCCTGAAGCAGAAAGTCGAGTGACTGCTCCAGTTGGATACGGTCGTCGTCTTCCTTAAGGATGTAATCAGCCGGTCTGCCGACAAGCAACCGGATTTCGCCGGTAGTCACAAAATCAATCGCGCACTGGATCGTGTCGGTTGTATTGACCGTGACCCCAGCACGAGTCACCATCGCGGTGGTCTGGTAAAAAATCGTCTGCGTCTCAGGCGTAATTTCTGAGTCGGTCAGATAAAAAGCACAGTCAAATTCGCTGCCAATGTCTAAGCGCTGGATCAACTGCAGCATCAGCAACGGCGATTCTTTAGAGCCATCACTGGTGTAGTCAAAGAAGCAGTCGATCGTGCCAGAGCCGCTGATCAGACCGGCGGCATACTGATTGCGGAATTTATCGCTAAGGCTGGTTACATCCAGTGCTTCACGATCGGTATTTAGCTGATAGCTGGTGACGTTACCCAGCGTGTTGTAACTAACGTCGCGGATTGTGTACGTGATCTCAATCGGTGCGCCAGTAAAGGCATAAACCGTTAGCTCAGTAGACCTGTTGTTGTTTACGGCGTCAGAAAATGTCGGGAAAAACCGTAGACCACCGGCGTTATTGATGTTGACGTAAGCGGAGATTTCTTTTTCGACCGCTCCAGACAACCAAGATCCTGGCGCGAAACACTCCAAGCCTCGTGCGTCTGCTGTTGAAATATCCAAACGGTCGCCGGTAAGGATGTTGTCTAGCGATGTATCTAGACCGATCCTGTTTAGCGTCGTTGTAACATCTGCCGGATCAATGCTATCTGCAACTTGCACTGGGACAGCGCCAGTGTTTCGCCGCAGTTTTACGGTGCCGTGAACACCAAGAAAAACCGTCATTCGATTATGCCTCCGGCAATAAAGTCGCCGTCAACCGTAAATTGAATTGGCACGGAAGTCAGTTCGCCCGTAGAAACCGCCACCTGCGCAGAAGTGATGTAGGCATAAAACTGAATGTTGTCGTTGGAGTTGCTGCCTACGCGCAGTTCCATTAGTACACGGTCAGATTCGGCAACCGCGCCAACCTTTTGGATTTTGCTCAGGAGTGCGGTGAACTGGCTGTAGGTAGCGGATTCGCCGGCTTCGAGCCTGTAGTACACCAGCGTGGCGCTGCCGGTGGCGCTTTTGATGCCGGGGACAAAGGTATTGCTGGTGCTATCGACGGTGTTGGTATTGATCAGCTCCACGGTCGTGTCCAGCGACCAATCGCGGATCTTGGCGACAGGCTTACTGTCAATCACGAGGGAGCCGGATCGACCTGTGTAAAAACCCATCGGACTGCGCTATGCGTAGTTTCAGGCTAGCGGATGGTAAATAGACCGTCGCTAAAGTCAGCGATCAGGCTTTGGCCGGAGTTATCGCACGGATGCTCCACAGCCCGGACGCTGACTTCGCCTTCCTCGTCCATCTGGACTTCAACCACGCGGAAGGTGCGCTTTGCCTTGGCAGGTGTCCCAAGTACAAACAGCCAACCTTCGTAGCCGGCAAGGGAGCTAGCCACGTTGGAACTGATGCTGGCGGTTGTGGTAATGACGCTTTGGCCGTCCCTGTAAAGCAGCACGCTGTAGCTGCCGTTGGGGATTGCATCTGCCAGCGGGATATTTAACGCACCTCCAGATTCGATCTGTCCGCTGTAGATGCCCTGCCATTCCTGCAAGCCGGCATCAACGTAGATGTAGGCGCCAGGGGACAGCGGACTGTCGGTCGGGAAGGTTTTAAACTCGATATTGCGGCGGATGTTGCGGCGCTGCTGGCACAACAACTTGGCGTACATAATCGCCTGACTTCTGTTGGTGACGTACTGCGACAGGTCAAACGTCTGACGGATTGCTGTTGCTTCAGTTACGCCAACAAGGTTTACATCAACGCTGGCATTACGCGGAAACACGCCGTCGCGTTCTGTGTTGCGATAAATCACCGTGGCGATCAAATCCTGAACACTGCTGCCGTAATCAATAAATTCTTCCTTGTAGGAATCTTCAAGGATGTTGCCGGCGGTGAACATGGCGCGGATTGGCACCGTGCGGGTGATGTTGCCGGCGTTGTCGCAGGGCACTGCAGGAATCAAAGTCTCCTTGCCGCCGATGCGTCCCAGTTCCAGCAGGCTGTACGGACCAACTTCTGCCCAGAATTGACGCCAGGCAGTGGGCTCGGCAATTACACCGTCAAAGAACAGGTTGTTGCGCTGGCAGAAACGCTTAGCCAATGCCAGTGCGGGCAGATCAATGCCTTCAATCTTGGCGAACTGTCCGATGCCATCCACCGTGTCAAGGATGGTGTCTAGGAAGATTTCAGGCGCAAGGCTGGTGGCTGTATCTGGTGTGGAGCTGTAGCTGCCATCGTCGTTTAGGCGGCGTACCAGCCGACCTTTGTTGACAAATACGCTCATGGAGCGCAAATCCTGTACGCCCTGACCGCTGTAGACGTTGAAGCCCAGCATTGTCAGGTTGCTGTACAGCTGCGGGTAGTTGCTGAACGCCTCGGTGGATTGCTCCGTAACGGCTTTGATTTCTAGTTCGGGCCCGTTGTCAAAACTGAAGTTCAACTGCGTATCTGAACGCATGGAGAACAGGCTCCATTCGTCAATTTCAGATGGGTTGCGATTGATTGGTGCAAGATAACCGTCACGGGTACGTAGTTTGCCGGTGAAGGTAAAAGTACCGCCGGCAGGACCGGCAATGTTTTGAACGGTGCCAGCGTTCTCGATGTAGGCGAAATCAGTGAGACCGTAATACCGCATTTCCGCAGCGGTTTCAGCAATCGGTTCAAACTTAAATTGCCAGTTGCCGATATTGTCGCCAGCGATGAACTTTAAGAACGTGTAGTTATCCTGATCAGCTCCACGTCGAATCACAAAAATACGTGGCACGCGAACCCATGCGCCGCCGGTGCGTCGATAAAGCACCCAGAAAAACATTGAGCGAAGTTTGTAACCGTTATCGCTGTCTTTGTAGGTTTTGGTCTCAACTTCGCCGTAGGTTTTGGCACGACCTTGCACGCGCTTAAATACGCGAGCCTTTAAGGCAAAGTCAACAATTCGGCAAGGGGTAATCGTTTCGTACGACGCCTCTTCGATCTTCACCATGCACTTGGTGTCGAAAAAATCGTTTTGCAGTTCTGGATTGTCGATAACCGACTGGTAATAAGCTTTTTCTACTTCCAGTGCCGCAATCTGGGTGCGCCAGCCGTTTGCCCTTGCTTCTGTAGCTGCCGCATCCACGTTGCCCGAATCACCATAAATAGCGCCAATTTCTTCGTTCAGTTTTTGAATACGACGCAGTTTTGCTTTACGGTCTTCGCGAAGACTGCGGCCTTTGCCGTTGTCCGCAAAACCATACTGGCGGATGGCTTCATCTAACTTTGCCGTTATATTTTTTAGCCGTCTGTTTACAGCACGTATCTCTTCTTTCCAGCTACGGATTGCTGCTCTGTTGCGCTGTGCGGCTGGTTTATCCAGTTCGTCATCAATGTAAACCTGGAAGAGCCGACGCCGCTCCCTAGCGTCTTCTACTTTATTAGCAAAGTGAATTACAACTGGGTCGTATATGCTGCCGTCATCGCTTGTAATGGCTTCAATTTCTTCTGTTGTCCACTTGCGATCTCGCAGTTCTTCAATGCTGTCAATAAGAGCATTGATCTCTGCTACGCGGCTATTGATCTGATCAATGCGCGCTTGTGCTGAAGGCGTAAGCAGTGGGGGCGTCTGACTGAGCAGCGCGAGTAAGACCTGGATCTCTGTGTTTAATCTTGCAATCTCATCTGAGGCTTCTTTTTCGTTTGCTTTGTATGTGAGCGTGCCGTAGTCTTCGTTAGGGCAGACGCCAGATTCGATACACTCAAAATCAATATTGGTGGCATCGTTATCGAGTTCCAGGTCGGTGATTTGACCTTTTACACGTAGTTTTGCGCTGCCTAGTTTGTAGGTGCTAGCGGCATCAATGGAGCTAAGGAGTGTGCGTCGCAGTTCTGATGCAGCTTGCCGTACGTCGCTGGCGCCACTGCTGCTGAGTGGTTTGAAGCGCAGCGTAAATACTGTTCCAACGGGAATGGCAGGGCGGGAGTTATCCAGCTTGTTATCGGGCCAGTATCCGCCACGTCCATTCAATTCGATGCCCAAATCAGCGCGTAGGTTGGAACTACCGCGTTCGTCCCGATCTAGGTACAGAACATTGATGGGAATTGGAGCTGTGACGCCACAACGTGTTGCTGTAGATGGTGAAAATGCTTGGCTAAAACCTTCCGTTCGTGTTGCGCCAGCTAGGGACGCTTTGTACACAAATGACGAAGCTGCTTCGGCGCCTGCAGTGGGGTCAGTGCCACTGCCAAATCTCAGATCGCTGAAACGTAAAATGCCGTTCTGGCGCAGGTACAGCCAATACTTTTGCGCCGCCATTTGACGCAAAGTTGCTTGGCCAAAGGCTGTGCGGGCTACATCAATACCAGTCGGATCAATGTTGGATGCCCCAAGCACTGCAGCCATCTGCATGAATTGACTAGAGCCAAAACTTTTAACGGCGGACCACACCATTGAGGTGTTGACGCGGACGCCGCCCGTTGTGTTTTGGTCGGTGTTGCAATAAACCAGATTGACAGGATCGCCATATTTGGCTAACTCCTGTGCGCTGTTAAATCCAAAGCGCGGGGAAAATGCTTGGTCGCGTCTACGGCGTTGATTTTGCTGGGACGGAAGTTCTGGTTTAGGTGCCAGCAGTGCTGCGCCAACCTGAAATAGAACGCCAACAATCGTCAGTACAAGTGCGACAGTTGCGGGATCATTTTGCGGAGTTTTTAATTTGTCTGCAGGCAGGCGTGTGTGATCAAATTGTGCCTGTACAAAGTTCAGGTATTCCTGCTCGCTAATGCCCAGCTCAGCAATCAGCTGGTGTTCGTAGGGCAGTAGGCGGCGGGTCATTTGTGAAGCCTGAAGTAATGGCCGTAATCGGGTGGAAGCGGAGCCAGCACCACGCCGGATCTCTCGCTAATAAAAAGTACGTTGCCGTCGTCCATCACTGTACCCATGGCGCCGCCCTTTGTACCAGGCAGCAACACGACCGCATGGCGCTCAGGGTCATCTAGTCGAGTGCCGTTTTGCAGTAGCCACTTCGCCATAATCCGGCGCGGAAAGGTGTTGTCGGTATAGCGCTCAAAGTACCAAGCAAAATCTGGCGTGTGATCGTAGTAGCCAAGCCGGCGGCGAACCTCGGCAAACAGCAGGCAGCAATCGACCGTACCTGAACCATCGCCGGGGTAGGCGCCCCATGCACGCTTCAGGCCAATCAGGTCGTTCACCGCAAATACAGCTCGCTGTTTAGAGGCAGCGGGCCAACGTTTTCGCGTGTCAGGGTTCTGGCTGGAAAGGCGCTACCCACGCTGTCAATCGCAGAGCGGAAACGGAGTTCAACAGTGGTTTCGCTGAAGCTGGCGCCAATGCCGACGTAGTAATCGGTCAGTGCGGTAAGGATTTGGTCGCTGGCGTTTAGCCATGCGTTTGTGAATTGCAGTGTGCTCAGGCGGTTCCCGTTGGCTTGCTCCACCAGCCGCAGCACAACCTCTAAGTTCGGGAACAATACTTGCAGCGTTTCGTTATCGCCGTTCAACGTGGCAAGCGCACCAGATGCCTGGAACGGAGCAAAGCCGTAGGACTCGCTCAGGTACGAACTGCTAGCGCCAACGAAATAATTCTGATAGCGGTGAACGACGCCATCAGCAGTGGTCAGCTTGAAATACTGCGCGATGCGGATCTCGCTCATCAGTAATCAAGCTCCCCGGCAAGACTGATCGTCACCGTGTTGCGTCCCACGTAGACCGAGCGCACTTCAGGAGGGCTGGTGTACTCCCATTTGATTTGCGTAGGCGATTGGATCTTGCTGGTTAGTGTTGCGTCCATCCCGGCAAATGTTTCGGCGGGCAAGGTGAACCGGCTAAATCCGCCAGATGTGCCGTTGTAGTGGTCGATCAGCTGGGATGCTGCTGTGTCGGTGATGTTAGTAAAGGTCAGCTGTAGTTCGTAGCCGTAGGCGCGGTTGCCAAAGGCTCGCTTGACCGTGGCGCCAGACAATGCGCGGTACACCTTTGTAGGGAACTGGCCCAGACGGAAGTTGCGCTCGGATGGTTTGATGCCTGGGAATTGAGCAGTCATCAGCGGAGACCCACGCGGCTACGGGTGCCAGGGCTTTGTTGCAGTTTATCCAAGGTCATTGTCATTCCTCGTTTTGCTCCGTCGCTGGCGGCTTGACGACGGGTAGCTGCCATGGCTTGCTCCAGCTGATCGCGGCTGACGTATTCAACTCCGCCGATGTTGGTGGTCTGGAAGCTCATATTGAGCACTGGCGCACCTGCTGCAGCGGAACTGGAACCCATGGCAGAACGCAGGTCGTTGTTTGACATAACGTTGCCGCCTGTTGAAGGCACAAACAGCTCAGGGCCGCGCTCACCAACGACATAGGGCTTGCCACCCGCAACAGAACCACCAGCAGCTCTACCGCCCACGGCAAGGCCGGGGATAGGCGTTTTTAACGCTCCGGTGCCAGTCAGATTTTTATTAGCTGTGCTCAATGCATTACCGCCACCACTCAAGGCATTAAAGATTGTTTGCAAAATGATCAATGTCATTTGCTTGGCGATAATCTCAGCCGCCATATTGATGAAAGCATCACCAATGCTCTTAAAGGCATCAGCCAATGCTTGCTGAGTTGATTTGGCGCCAGAAATCACATCGCTAAATGCGGTGCTAAAAGCGCTACCAATTGCAGTTGCGCCGCCAACTATTGCGTCAACCTGAAGTTTGATCGGGTCTAAATCTTCTTTGAGTTTGGCAATGGCGTTAGATAGTCCCCCGACAACAGTGCCTTCACCAGCAACGCCAAATTCGGCTTCGCCAAGCGCTTTTTTGAAAAGTTTTTCCGCCTCTTCCGCTTGCTTTTCTAACTCCTCCGTTTGTAACTTAATGATTTCAAGTCGTTGAATTTCAGCGTTAAGCGTTTTGAGGTTGGTCTGTTGCTCGGTATTTTTTAGTTCGCCAATTTGCGCTGCGCGATCTTGAAAATCGAACTGAATTTGCAAGCGCTTGCGTTCAATTTCTGATCCCTCAAACAGCAACGCTGCTTGGCGACTAAATTGCGTGCCAAGTTGATCTCCAACTTCTAGTGACCGTTCAAGTTCTTGCCGTAGTTTTTCCGCTTCACGCGCTGCTTTTTCGGCCGCTTTTTCTGCGTCTGATTTACCTTTTTTGCCTGTGCCTCCAGTGGCACCAAGCAAGGGTGGCATAGTAGCAATGCTTGGCGCTGATGGTGTCCTTGCTTGCTGTTGGCGCAGTCTGTAATCGGCTCTCTGCTGCTCGATATTTCGCTGACGCATGTCAGCCATCATGCCTTGCTGTGTAAATGGATTAAGCCTCATGGCTCGCACCGCTGCATCAGCATTTCGCGCAAATTGAGCCTCACGATCCCTAGCGCCGCCAGCATTATTAGCTTCATCCAGCAGTCGTTGTATTTCACTGACAACGGCAGTCGCTTGAGTTAGCGCCCACTGAA